CAAACATTGTAGAATTGATTTTAACAATAGATTCAAGCTGACTAAACAAATCTTGTTTACTACCATTATTTTCTAATACGTAATCAAACTCGGTTCCTACCCATGACCATTCGCTACTATGTACATCCGGATAAACTTCGGGCATCATTTCTTTATGTTTTAACGCAAAATCGTACCATTCGGGGTCATCGCCTCTTCGAACTCTAATCAAAGTTCCGCCGCTATTTTTAATAGATCGAAGCTCATTTGGAAAACGACAATCAGAAATAACAACATTCCGGGTACTATTTTTCAGTCTATTTTCAAGACTAGCAATCCAAATATCATCATGAAATTGTTGTCGGCATACTTCTGTACCCCAATATTGCAGGACCCATCTAGGGGTTAGTTTCGGCATATTAAGTCGTGTGGCCCACCAAGGATCAACACGCTCTCTCCATTCTCTGGCTTCTTCAGTAAGCCCTTCGAGTAGTTGCCTATCCCATCCAAAAATAGCAGAAACAGAATCTTTAAGATTACTGGCAAAACTTTCTCTTACAAATCCATGATGAGTTACCAAATAATCTGCAATAGTATCTTTGCCGGATGAGATAAATCCGACTACTCCTAAGATAGGCATAAAAACTCCTAATAGGAAATTATTATAAGTTAACCGATTACAAATGTCAATGGCTGGCCGCCATCTTGGTAATTTTTAATCTCTTCATCGAGTTTTTCAGCCATTGCAGTGCCTTCACTTTTAAGAGCGGCGCCGTTGAGACTGGTTCCGCCTTGAGGACCCGCAATTGTAGCAAACTTTTCGCGTGCTTCGCCTAACATAATTTTGGACATTGCTAACGCATAATCTCTTATCCAAATACCTGCATATGGGTCTTGAAATAAATTAAAATCTGGGCGGTAATTATACATCCAAACTAGAATATTTTCTTCAGTTTGAGGACGCTGGCTGACTCTTAATTTTTTAGTAGTTGGATTAAAATCAAAATTAATGAAGCTACCGAACATCTTTCCTACTAAATTTTGATAAGCAGAAAATGCAAAATAGGTACCTAAACCTCCCATATTGCTGCTACTTAATAGATAAGTGTTAGTATATGCTAGGTTAAATGGCTCAAATAAGCTACCACCATCACCACCGCCTGAACGAGATCCGATACTACGACGGAATAATTGTCTAACATGCATTACTTCTTTGGGCATGAAGTATTCATTTTGATCAACTTGTAGCGTGATAAATCCGAAACTTTCTTCTGTACTATTTTGGCTACGTTGACGATAGCGTAATAAGGCTTTATCAATAGCGGTATTATAGTGTATAGGATCGAGCTCGACATCTACAAGACCTTCACCTAAGAAGGTTTTAATGTAATTAATAACTGCCTGTCTCTCGTTTTCTAAGTCATTCATACAAATATTTATCAATAAATACAGTACTATGCCCCGCTTAAGTTTATATAGACCAGAAAAAGGTAATGATTTTAAAATGATTGATCGTTTAATTAACGAACAATTTCAAGTCGGCGGAACTGATGTTTTAATACACAAATATTTAGGACCAGTTACTCCTTCCACTCCTACTCCTACAGTGCCCGTTAATACAAACCCTGTTTCCGAATTAGGAATACAAGATGTATTATTAATGGAAAACCGTGATCGTCATTATGAACCTGATGTTTATAAAATACGCGGAATATATACTATGCAAGATACTGTGTTTAATTTAGCGCAGTTTGGATTGATGTTGAATAATGATGAGATATTAATGCATTTTCATTTACGTGGTTCTTTCGAATCATTAGGAAGAAAGGTAATGGCGGGCGACGTACTTGAATTACCTCACCAAAAAGACGAATATGCATTAGATGCTCCTAATATAATGGTAGCATTAAAACGTTTTTATGTTATTACAGAAGTTACTCGTCCTAGTACAGGATTTAGCCAAACATGGTATCCACATTTATTGCGTGCTAAATGTCAACCATTGGTAGACAGTCAAGAATATGCAGAGATTTTTGCACAGGACAGCGGCAATGGGGATGGTTCTACATTGAAAGATATACTTAGTACATACAACCAAAGCATTTCTATTAATAATGCTATTATTGCACAAGCAGAAGCTGATGCATTAACTAGTGGTTATAATACTCGTAGTTACTATGTGATACCTACAAAAGATTCTGGTCTAGTAGATACTGAAGATGCTAGTGATAGTGTTAACACTGTCGACAATGAAAATGCAGCATTAGACGCAAGTATTATATTAAATGCCCCTCATAGAGATATCTACATTGGTTATCTAACAGGTGACGGAATTCCTCCAAATGGGGTTCCGTTTACTTCTGGCATTGAATTTCCGGCACCAACATTTAATGGGCAATTCCATTTACGAACAGATTTTTTCCCGAATAGACTGTTTCAATGGAATGGTAATCATTGGGTAGTATTCGAGGACAACGTTAAGATGACAATGACCAATAGACCGACAGATGGATTGCCGGCAGCTAACACTTCAACTAGACAGACACTCAAAGGTAGCTTTATTAACAATGTTAATACCGCTACTATTGCAGGTCAAATTGTCCCAGAGAGACAGGCACTTAGCAAAATACTTTTACCAAAGGCGGATAACTAATGTACATCTATAAATTTACACATATAGAAACCGGAAAATTATTGATGGCAAACGAGTTTGGTTAGATAAGGAGGCGTCAGTTTAACGCTGATGTAATAATATTTCTACATTTTTTTATGATGGTCAGATCAAGCGTTACTTAACTCAATTCATGAGATTGATGAGTAACTTTTGTTATCAAGATGCGAATGGTGTTGTTCGACAAGTTCCTGTAAGATATGGAGATATGACAAGACAGGTTGCAGCGATTCTCAATAAAAATAGTGAGAACGTGATGCCTACTGCTCCATTCATCGCCTGTTATATTAAGGATGTTAAATTCAATAGAGATCTAATGCAGGATCCTACTTTTGTTAGTAAAATCAATATAAGAGAAAGAGATTTTGATTCCGGATCAGATCAATATCTTAATACACAAGGCGGGAATTATACTATTGAAAGATTGATGCCTACCCCTTATAAAATTACATTTAATGCCGATTTATGGACCACTAACACTGATCAGAAATTGCAATTATGGGAACAGATCACGGTACTTTTTAATCCTAGTATCGAACTTCAGACCACTGACAATTATATTGATTGGACTAGCTTAAGTGTATTGGAATTATCCGACGGTAGTGTTTTTGAAACTAGAACAGTGCCCCAAGGTGCAAATAATGATATGAGTATTGCTACTTTGCAATTCGAAGCGCCGATATGGATTACACCACCTGCTAAAGTTAAAAAGTTAGGAATTATTACTAAAATCATTGCAAATATATTTGAAGAACCTTCAGGTACAGGGCAAGCAGGCGGGTATGCTGATGCGTTAATAGGCGGAAATATTTTCGGTGGGGTTAAACCTGATGCGAGAGAAGTGATTACTCCTTTTAATTTTGGAGTATTGGTATTGAATAATACTGCAGTTCTAGTTCCTAATGAAGAAAGTAATATCAATGAAGGATGGGTCAGCGTAGATGATGTGCCAAACAGGCCTTCATGGTTGCAGATATTAGATCTATATCCTGGAAAATTTACTTCGGGGTTAAGCCAGTTAAGATTAACAAAGCCGGATAATACCGAAATTGTAGCCTATATGACATTGAATGCGTTGAATAGTGGGTTAATGAATTTAAATTTTGATACCGACACAATTCCATCAAATACGCAACTAGCAGATTATTCTAATACCTACATTAGAGGAACTATAGATGCTATTGTTAACCCGCAAACGTTCAATCCTAATTCAGTTGCAGGTAAAGGAATCGATAAACGATATCTAGTATTGGAAGATGTGGTAATTAACCAAGGTGAAAATGTAACTACAGCATGGAGTGGAGCTGGGCCATTAAGTGGGTATCCCGCAGAGACAATCGCACATGCTAATGATATTATTCAATGGGATGGGTTTCGTTGGTGGATTATTTTCAATTCTCAGAATATACAAACAGTAACATACATAACTAATGCGTACACTGGTATACAATACAAATGGGATGGGTCACAGTGGTCTAAATCATTTGAAGGAGTATATACCAATGAAGCATGGCGTATGGTACTATGAATGAAATAATATGTTCCGGTGGATTATTTTTAGCTAAAGATACGAAAAGATTTTTATTTCTGTTACGTACTCATTATAAAACCGAAGGTACGTGGGGTTTAGTAGGTGGTAAAAGAGAGCCTCATGATAGTACTTTATATGATACTCTAATCAGAGAAGTCAATGAAGAAGTTGGAAAAACGCCTACAATTAAAAAAGTTATTCCTTTAGAATTATTTGTAAGTAAGGATCAATTATTTCAATATAATACCTATGTTTTATTAGTCGATAGAGAGTTTATTCCTACTCTTAATTCTGAACATAATGGCTATGCTTGGTGTGATTTAGGATCGTGTCCTAGACCATTACATCGCGGTGTACGGACTAGTCTCATGAATAAGGTCAATCGAACTAAGTTAGAACTACTTTTAGAGTTAATTTAAGACCAGGTAAATCTAACTATTCCACAAGATCCATGATTTCCTGTTAAAGCGGTACCCGGGCCACCGGCTCCGCCGCCGGGACTAGTAATTCCTGTAACTGCTGGTCCGCCTGCTCTAAGGCACGCTACTCCCGGATTGCCGGACAAATTTATAACATTTCCGCCTGCAGCAGTCGGGCCACCGCATCCAGATGCACCACTTTTAGAATATCCTCCCCATCCTCCGAATGCTGTCATTGTAACCAGTGGAGTGAACCCACAACTAGGTGCAGATGATACTATCGAATTTGTGCCGGAACTGGCTCGAGTATTATTATTAGAGCTAGCAGGAGCTCCTGCTCCACCTCCGCCGACGGTGAAATTTATTTTTTTACCCCAATAAGAGCTGTATGGAGTTGGTAACGTGTATGAACTTCTTGAATATGCTCCGGATCCGCCGCCTCCTCCGCAGGTACAGATTGGAATAGATCCTCCTCCTCCTCCTCCTCCTCCGCCCCAAACTTCGACAATAAAACTCACAGTTCCTGACGGGATAGGAACAGTTCCTGAACCGGCAGTAGATGAACTAAATGCTCCCGTACTTCCTTTAGCTTCGCCGGCAAAACTATGCAAATATATTGGATTAGTAGAGGGAATGTTTGTAGTATTCGGCGAACATCCTACATATGGACCTGTAGGAGATTTTTTATAAGAACTTAATAAATTCGGAGAAGGACTAGGACCAGTTGGTCCGAATTCTGTTATTACTTGACTTAGAAAAACGGTTCCAGTAGGTAAAGTCATAGGATACTCCGAGGTATCCTATATTTATCTTACTTAAACTTAGGTCCTGATAACCAAATTACCAAGCTTCTTCTAGTGCCTTCAGTTACTGGAGTAACTCGATGTAATACCCAACTAGGAAATGCATATAACATACCTTTTTCTTTTTTAGCATTTTCAGATTCATTACCTAACATAAATTGCAAGTTCCCGCCATCATATTCACTAGGGTCACTTAATTGAATAACAACTGATAATTTTCTAGGAGAAGTATGTTGCATGCCTTTATCAATATGCCAAGTATAATGAGAATCTTTATCTCCGTAGACAGTATATTGTAAATGTTCTACAAATCCAAAAAGATCAAATTGGAAATAGCGTCCGTTCATCGGTGCTACAATATCTCTAATACGATCATAAATCCATTGTGTATCCCCATTTAGAGGTATCCAAGAAATTTTCGAGAGTCTGATGTCGGCATCTTTAATATTGCCTCCGGTAGCAGCTTCTCCTAATTCAAAAAATTTCTCTCCTAATTCGATTATTCTAGAGATTTCGTCATCATTAAATGATTTTGGTTGATAAGCAAAATTAGTTTCATTGCATGCTAAATCAGGAGCGGGAGGAAATGGATACATAGACATTTTTATTCTTTCCGATCTGTAATAATAGCGGTAGATGTTTCTCGATCGATAGTCATATATCCTTCGCAGCCTATATTCCAATCATCGTTTCCGTTAGCATCTTTACTGATCTCGTCATAACAGGGGACAGAAATTTTTAGATGTTTAAACAGAAATTCTTTTCCGTTTTCAAACACTCTCCATGCATGATCTTTGGAACCTCTACCTGTTTGACCTCTTGTTTTGTTAAAACGTATTAGATATTTGTTCATATAACAGTGGCCTCAGAAACTACTGCGGACGGTTGAGTAGGATTATAGAATACAGAAATATTAAAATGTATAAATCTAAAATTATCATCTGAAGGATTCTTTCCGAAGGAATGCGGAAGCCATGAATTCATAAACATTAGCTGTCCTTTTGAGGGAGTAAAATTAATAGCTTGACTAGCTGCTGTAATCATACAAACATTTTCTTCAGGTAATCCTGCATAGACTTTTGATGGTCGAGGATCATGTATAACAACTTTAGGACTATTTTCTGGACAATGTAAAAAATAAAATCCCGAGATTTGGCAACTATTACCATGTATATGTTGGTCCATTCCCGAGTGTTTATGATGATCTTGGCACCATAATTCATGGGTAATAGTATTATATTGATTCATTGCATGACCTTGACGTTGTAAAATCTCCCATGCTATTTGAGAAATAAATTTTACAAAATCTAATATTCGTTCGTCATTGGAAAAATTTTCCGATTGATGTACCGGATAAATCTCGTCAAGTTCACGAGATTGTTGCATTTTAGTTATATATTCGTCAGATACTTTAGAAACTGTATCTAAAAAGTTTTCTGCCATCATGGTATATATCATAGATGAAAAGTAAGCCATTTCGGCTAATTCAGGTAACGAATGCTGCGCGATATCTTCGCCAATTATAGTGGCGGCATTTGTTTTATTTGTTTTCTTTTTCATTGATTTTTCCCTATGCGCTATTATATACACGTATTTAAGAGAAAGTCAACTATATGATAGATTTATTTCCAAGTAAATCTTACAGCACCGCACCCGCCGGCTGTACCAGCACCGCCGTTACCTGTTCCGCCTGTACCGCCATTTCCTACAGTAGGAGTTAATATAGGGATAGCACTACACGCCCCGGTGCCGGCTACTGGGCCATTTCCACAATTTCCGACAGTTCCGGGACGTAAAGTACTACCTGACGGCCCACCACCGGCAAATCCCCCCGATCCTCCCGGTGTAACGCAGCAATTACCTCCATTAGATCCGGTTTTACCGCCTCCCGCATATAATAAAGTGAAGGGACTAAAAGTTCCTGCACTAACAGTCGAACTTGTTCCAGGAACTGTACTTGCACCACCGGCTCCTACAGTATAATTAAAGGTTTGCCCCCAATAATTATTATAAGGAGTTGGTAAATTTACGGTATATGATGCATAGGCTCCGCCACCACCCCCACCTCCTGCATTGAATGGTGGGGTGGTAGCTCTACTTCTACCGCCG